GAAGACCGGGACATGGTAAAACTACACTTGTAATAAACATAGTTAAAGGTCTTATTGAACAAGGTTACAGAGTAATGTTATTTAATCGAGAAATGAGCAATACGGAGATGTTAAAGAAGATGGTGGTGATGGACTCAAATTCTCTAAAATATGGGGATATAAGACGAAATGACCTATCTGATAACGATAAGGATGAGTTCGAAGTAGTATCTGATAAGATAAAGAATAATTATAAAGAATTTATTATGTATGATAACATAAGAGGTCTTGATGATTGTTTAAGAGAGATTGCTAAACATAAACCAGATATTGTAATTGATGATTACATTCAGTTGATAGGAGTAGAAGGAGTAAAGGAAGGAAGAAGGTTCGAGATAGAAAAGATAATGCAAGAATATAAATGGATATGTAAACAGGAGAATTGCTCTGCAATATTAGTATCACAGCTTAATAGAGAGATAGAAAAGAGATTAGACCCTAGACCACGTATGAGTGATTATGCAGAGTCAGGTGTAATTGAACAAACTGCTGAATCAGCTATGTTTGTATTCTATGGGCATAACTTTGATAGTGACAAATTTAATCCATATAAAAGTGAGATTATAGTTGCTAAGAGTCGTTATGGAAAGATAGGTACACATATGGTAGGATTCAATGGAGGTAGATGCAAATTCTACATGAACTCTTCTATGGCAGAGAAAGATAATATTGCATAAAAGTTGTTATGGGTGTTACTTTGAAGTAAACAATAAATGTAACTGGTTTAAAGTGAACCAAAATTTAGCACCCAAAACAATCCCCATTGAGACAATGGAAAAAGGTTGTAGTAAATACAAGAATACGGAAATGTCGGAATTGGAACAACATCGCCATATAATAGAATTATTTGATGGAGAAATACTTAGCGATAAGTATGAAAGACCGACATATAAAAAGAAGTGGGTAAAGAGCCCGCATAAATATACACACAGGAGAGACGCACAATGATTATAATAGGAATAGACCCCGGTGCAGGTGGGGCTATGGCAGTTTGGGATAAGGGAATATCAAAAATATATAAGTGTCCAAATGCAGTAGAAGAAATGGCAGATATAGTAAAAGAATCCCTTTTAATAAACAAAACAAAAAATATAAGAGAAGTCTATGCTTATATGGAACACGTTCATGCTATGCCACATGACGGAAGAAGTTCATTATTCAAATTTGGGACTAACTATGGTAAGTGGTTAGGTATCTTAGGAGCGTTTAAAGTACCCACCACACTCGTATCTCCCCAAAGATGGATGAAGTATTGGAAAGACAAATTAAACATCAAATTATCGAAAGATAAATCTAGTAGAAAAAGAGAGTTAAAAGAGATAGCCTCACATTATACAGACAAAAAGATTACATTATATAATGCGGATGCTATATTAATAACAATGTATGGACTGTTTGACAAACATGAAGGGGAGCAAAAATGATAATAGGAAACAACTTAATTGGAATACTGACTAAAAGATTCAACAATAAAGACTTAGATAGTTATATAGCAAAAATAAATATGTTTCCAATATCTCTTATGTATAACAGGGATTATGAAATGAAAACTATTGTTTTTAAAATAATACTGTTTGAGAAATATGAATTAGGAATAACAATGAGTTATTAATTTTCTTTACGGGCGGTGGGTAGCTCCTGTTGGTTCAAACTTAAATACCCATCGCTCGATAAAGTTTTGTTAATTCTACATCCTTATCTATACGTTTTTGAGCTTTTAATTGAGCTGGAGTTTTTTCCTTTTTATCTTTTTTCTCTGGGAAAATAGTTTTATATGGTTGTTTTTTCCTCATTTCTCTAGTTTCTTTAGTAGGATAAACTCCAAACTCATGCATCATGACATCCCAGCCATTACCATTTCTCAAAGCTTTTAAATCTTTATTTATAATCTTAGAAGCTTGAACATTTAAAGTAGACATCATTCTAGCTCTTTTTTGTTCATCTGTCATACCATAAGCATCACTATACCCAACTATTATATCAGCTACAACATGGTCTGGCGTTTGCATCCAGTCGTTCATAGTTGCATAAAAATATAAATCACTTATTGTAGGCCCCAAAAAACCACGACCTTTCACATCTTCTTCTCCGTCTAGTGCTTTTTTTAAGGTTTGGATTCTTTCAACTGTATCATTTTCCATTAACCTATGAAGGTCTAAATTAGCTATACCACTCATTAATTCGGTAAATAAATATAGGCCAGCAAACCTTAATGGGACTACTAAGTCTGGAGAACTCCATTGACCAGCAATAGCGGCATCTTTAGATTTTCTTAAAACCTCAGACTGAAGTTGTAAAAAAGACATTGGATAGTGCATAAACTGAAAAGCGATTTGTCCAGCGGCTCCCAACTTAGTACCGCTTCCACCTGCAACTGGAGCTTTTTGACTAGCTGAGTATTCAAAAGCATATTTACCAACTTGGTCTACGGCATGTCTCTTTGCTTTACCAGTGGCTTTAGATTCATTTAACCCTCCTTTAACTAATTCATTATATTTAGTCATAAAAGAATATCTAAACATATGTTGTCTTAATTTATTCTCAGTCATTCTTTGAAAAATAGCACCTTTACCAGTAGCTGCAGTTAATGCTGAATCAAAAGCTTTCCATGTTTTTCCATCTCTATATTGAAGAGTGTGATTCCCATTATCATCTTGTCTAATATCTAAATCATTTACTTGAACTCCTTTAGTCGGGACTAATCCTTCAGTAAAAATAGGAGCCGATATATCTTCAAAAGTAAATCCCATTTCTTTTTCTACATCTTCTATTTTTTTAACAATATCTGAATTAATTGGATTTCTGTAATCAGAAAGATATTTTGAGAAAGCTCTATTACCAACTCCCTGAACGAAATAAAGACCAGACATTGTATTTCTAGCTGCTGTCCCAAGCCCAAATCCAAGTTTACTTAAAAATTGAAAACCAGTTAAAGCTCTTACTGTTTTGTTTACCCACTGAGGCCTGTCATTAAATCCTTTATTTGCTAATGTAAATGTGTCCTGAAGATAATTCTCTAAACCAATAGCAACATCAGCGTCTCTTGGCAACCTTCTCAGTCCTTCTTGATATGTATTCCTTAAAAAATTTGCTTTATTAAATGAAATAGCATCTAATGAGTATTTTCTCATAACTCCGATAGGGTTTTTAAGATAATTCTCATAAGGAACAGACTTTCTAAATTTAGTTGAAGAAGGAGTCCCCATTTTTAAATGAGTTTCTGAAATAATCTCAGATAATTCTGGCAAATCTTTATTTATATCTCTTGACTCTGGATTTTCAGCTCTATCCATTACTCTTTCCATATTAATCATAGCTTCAACAAGATAGTGAGGAAAGTACTTACCGCCTTTTTTGCCATCTTTTATTCTTTTTATTTCTTCATTAATTGTTTTTTCATATCTTTTTACTTTTGTCCCACTCTCAGTTAATAAAGATTCATTTGTATTTAAATAAAATTGTCTAACTACTTTTTTATGTTGTTCTAATCCACTTATCATGACATCGCCCATATCATCTAATAAATTTCTTGATATTTTAGCGGCTTTAACTATATTGTCACTAACTCTAACTTCATCTCCTATATTCCCCTCATCAGTATTCTCTTTTAAAATTTTAAACCATCTTTCAACCTCTTCACCACCAACTTTGACTGATTTTTTTTCGAAATGACCATCTCCCTCAAGTAATAACCTGAGGTCTTCCAAAACTTTACCTCCTTCTGAATCCAGTAACTTTGCAATTTCTTCTGAAATATTCTGTGCTCTATTAATCTTATTTGGGTCACTTGTAGCAATAATTAAATCATTTTCTAATTTCTCTAATTTTTTCCATGTCATTTCAGATGGCCAATATTTAGATTTTCCATTTTTTGCTAAAATTTCTGCTCTTAATAATCCCGTTATCTCAATGTGACTATTTAAATATTTTTGAAATTGATTACGTTCATAACTAGCAACTTGATTAATCTTATCATTCATATATTTAGTAACTGCAAATTTTTGCATTACACCTCTTCTAACAAACCCATATCTTTCTAGATAATTTAATTTAGGATTGTTTAGATTCTTAGATTCTTTTATTATTTCATTTTTTATTCTTTTGAAGTCACCCGGTTTAAAATCGGTATAAGAATCAAAAGCTGGTTTATAAGTTGAACGCCAAACAATTTCATCAAACATCTTTTCCCCAAATCCATCAGAATCTGTCTTCCCATAATACTTAGAAATAGAATCTCCAATATTATATTTTTTCCCATCTATTTCAACATTATCACCATTAAATAATTGACGAAGCTTGCCAAGACTATTTCTAGTATTTCTTTCTTGGTCTCCTACATTTGAACAAACACTATACATTGCCACAATCCTTTTGTTTTTCTTTAACTGACTTTTCTTTTTCATAGAAAAATTCATACTGCTCTTTTTGTAATACTTGGTCATAAGTACCAAATTTATATATCAATTTTAAATTACCATGTATGTCAATAGTATTTTTTGACACGTCAGCCTTCCTTGATAATGGTTCACTCCAATGAGCTCTTAAATGAGGAAACTTATACAACTGGCCAGTATGTTGCATCAATTCTAAAGCTGGATTATCTAAATTTCTCCAGAAATTCTCATCTTTATAATCTGTAAAATTACTTTTAAAATAAGATTCTGTATCTTCTGGCATTATATTGTCTAATCTTCTCCTGTATTCATTACCATACTGTTTCATTATGTTTTCAAACAAATCCCTATGACCATTTTCTACTAAATATCTTGAAACAGCTTTTACCATTCTTTGATTAATTTTAAAAGATGGTAGCCTAATATTCCCAGCGTCAGCTAATACGAATTTGCCCGGTACTATAGAAGGTTTCATCATGTATCTTGCTAAATTAGCGATTGAAGTGCTGTTTATTTCACCCTTATCATTAGAGCCAGATACAAATCTTAAATTTTTATCTATAAAGTTTTTAATTATAGCATCTTCTTGATACCTAGCAAGTTGCCAATTTTCTTTATAATAAGGGTTCTTTTTATTTTGTTTAAATGTTTCAGAAGTCATTCTCCCAATAGTTCTTTTGAGACTATCCCAGCTCTCAATGAAATTATCTTGCTGGTTTTTACTAGCATGTCCAAATAAATGTTCTATCTGCACATCCCCAGTAGTAAACAAGAATGAGTATCCATCTAAAAACTCTCTTTTATTCATAGCTTCGTATGAAACTGGATTTTTTAATAGATAATATTCACCAGCATCAAAGGAATAATCGCCACCGGGTCTTATCCAGCCAGCATATTCCATATGCGTTCTTCCATTTCTAACAACTTTCCTATAAACATGAGTATCTTTATTTAATCTAGGATTTTTAATTGGTCTGTAACTACCTAATTTCATTCTTTGAACTCCATACTCTCTAAAGTCATCCTTCTCACCGATTTTCTCAATATGTTCTGCTTGTTTATTAGATATATGGTCTAACAAAGCTTCTGTTCTCATCAATCTTCTAGAGGCTCTTTCAATTTGACGACTTGGAGCGTTAGCATTTGCATTTTCAATATAATGCATAATGCTTCTTTGGTCATGTTTTAAGCTAGCCATCATAAGAGATGATTGTCTTACATACTTTTCATTAATAATTTGGTCACCTTTAAGGTGATTAGAGTACTCATCAAGAAATGTCCCACTAATATTTTCATCATTATCTAAAAATGTTCTTATCTTTTCATGAGTATCTAAATTAGATAAAGCTGAAACATCATCAATCCTTTGCATTATTCTTTTAGATGCATTTCTAGAATCCAAACCATCAGGTTTTGTATATTTATCTGAATATCCCTGAAGAGATGCTTGACTGCTATTAAATCTAGAAACAATAAAAGAACCAACCGTATTGTCTTTTAATAATTTAATATTATCTGGGTTTATATTAATAAAATCTCTCTTGGGAACATATTGTTTGGGATTTTTCCAAACCTTTCTCCAATCTTCTAGGTTATTTAAAACATCTCCATAATAAAACTTATGTATAGATGCGAGTTTGTCTTTTTTACCAAAATTTCTATCAATTAATTTATCATATATGTATTTATTAGGACTATCATAAAAATCATCTAACTCACCTTTTATATGAGAAATTTCATTCGCATCTGGTGGTCTTCTACCAGACTCATCCCATACATCAGTCAAAACTCTTTGGGGAAGAGACATTACATCAACCATTTCAATTAAAGCATCTTTAATGATTTCTTTTTCGTCTTTCGGTAAATCCTTGTCTAATTTGAAAAATCCTTTAAATTCTTCCTGAGTTCTTCTTATATTATCATTCGCAAAAGCATTATCCCCAGTACCCTTTAAATCTATTTTAAGACTTTCGGAAATGCCCTCACCTCCAAACAATATATATTTCTTTATAAGGCTGGCATCTGCTTTACTTGCCCAATTTGGAACTTTAACTGCGTCTATAATAGATTGTAATGTATTTTTATAACCCTGTAAAAAAGTAGAATACTCTGCCTTGTCTTTTTGTCTGACCATTTCTACGTCTGGAATATTAATTAAATCCGGCTGTCTCATTAAAGCTGATATTTGAGTCGATAATTTTTTAACAGTCCCAAAATTCCTTTTAGATTGGTGAAAGTTCTGTATATGTGTATCAAGATTATCTCCAGTCTCATACCCAGAACCAGCTCTTCCCATTCTATCTCCCATCCCAAGAAAATCCATTGAAAAATCATCTGACGGGAAAACATATGCATCGAGAGAAGCCCCAGCTAAATTATAAACAGAATGTGATAATTGTGTTGGTTTTAAATTGTAACTAAATGACATATCAACATCAAAGTCAGCTTGGTGTATAAGTGCTATATCAAAAGCATTTATACCAACAACATTCCCCTGCTCTTGGTCATAAAATCCTTCAACTCTATGCACAGCAACATCTCCTCCTAGATTCGGCATCCTTAAAGATAGAGAGTGTAAGAATAATTTTGATTTTAATTTTGTAGTATTATTATGGTTTGCTAATTCATCATGAATTTTATATAGTTTTAAATCATTTCCTATATATTTATCTTCATTTGACTTTATTACTTTTATTTCTTTTTTTAAATCATCAAGAACAACTGTTTCATAGGGGTCTTCTATAGTCCATTCATCCTTATGCCTTCCTATTTGAACATCCCTATTTATACCATCTTTAGTTATATTTACAAGATATTGAACTTTAGAAACATCATCCACTACAACCTGACCATCCAAATGTGAAAGTTTTTTACCACCAGCTATGATTTGTTTTCTATTTGCTGGGTCATCAATATTGCTATAAACAGGCATAGAGCCTTCTATATATGGAATTAAAACTGAGTAAGAGGCTCCTTCTGTTTTAGGCTTTCTTAAAGCATTTATAACCCCTCTTGCCGCTATTCTCTGTATAGCTGGGTTAACTAAAAGAGAATTAGGGTCAGCTCCCGCTCTTATTATCATTTCGGTTAATCCATCCGAAGAATTTTCAAATAATGCATCAGCCTCCTTTAATTGATTTAATAAATAATTTGTACTTGCATACCTATCACCAGTCCCAATTACAACATCTCCTAATTTACCTAGTCTATTTTTTAATTTTTGTTCATAACCTACAAAATTACTCATGTACGATTGATAACCAGCGTCATTCATAAAGTCTGTTAATGCATATGTAATATTTGTTAGAGTTTTTTGGTCTTCAACTTTACCTAAAAATAAATTTTCAAGTTTCATTTTAGCTATGTTGTTTTCTTTAACTTTTCCAGGCCCCAAAGCAAGCTCTACCATACCGAGAGGGTCTCTCTTTTTAAACCAAGCCCCATCAACTTCGTTTTTAGTTATTTCTATATGGTCTTTTGAAAATGATTTTAGAGCTGATTGATTTGTTAATATATCTATTTCCGCTTCTTGCATGACATCTGCAATCTTCTTATCATACACAAAATTAGTTTTAAGCAATACGCTTTCAACTCCATCATTAAACCATCCAGTTGGTTTTACTCCAGCTGTACCGAACTTAGCATCTTCAGAATCTCTTCCTTTATGTAAGTATAGTATGCTAGCAGCATCATGTCCTAAATAAGATTGAGCATTAACAGATGAGCTATTTAAACTTTTTAAAACATCTTTAATTTTTGGAATCATATCTTTAGCCACCTGACCACCATCTACCATATCTTGTAATGCCTTCTCCACAATATAATTAGCATTGAGAGGGCTTCCATCCATCTCATCACCTATTCCAGCTAAATTAAACCCATCTTTATCTTTATAATTGCTAATAGCTTCTTTTTGTCTATCAGTTAAAATATTTATTTTTTTATCATCTTCTAATGCTATTCTTAAAAATTCTTGCTGAGCTTGTGTCTTAGCTCCGGTAGCTTCTCCCAAAACAACGTATTTAAAAAAGCTTGAACCAAGGCTATTCATAGTCTGACTATTATTAGCTGCGTTTATTACGTCATTAAAACCATCAGAAGATAAACTATCCCAATACATAGCTCTGACCATTTGTTTAATATCTGGTTTAGGAGTATTGTATTCAACATCTTTTCCATCTTTATCTACGATGTCTTTTAGAAAATCTCCGTATATAATTTCAAAATGTTTTATTGTTCTTTCATAGCCTTCAGGCTTATTCTTTTTCAAAAGTTCTATTTTATTATCATACCAATTTTTGAATTGCCTATTTAATCTTCCATCTTGAAGTTGACCTTTTGATACTATTAAAGAAACGTTATGACTAACTGATACCTTAACAGGGTTTTGGAATGTTGAATTATCTACATACTTATTATGCTCAAAAGCTGCTTGAGCTTCGTCTGCCTTCCCTTGAAGACCTTGCTTGACTGCATTATACGATTCGGTTGTAATGACAGCTTCATTAATTAATTCTTGTATATTTTTTATTTGATTTACATTTATTTTATTTCCTTTCCATACTCCACTATTTTCAAGCATTACAATATCAAATCCGTCTTTGCCCATAACGCCTTCATTATCAATCTGCCTCATCCTTGCTCTAAAATCAGCAAGTAATCCATTGCCTACAAATGTTTTTGACATCTCAAGCCCAGCTCCATCACTGTCTTGATATAGTTTAAATGTTGGAACCATTTCACGGCCCATCTGCTGAAGAATTAAAGGTAAATATGTATTTTTTCTAAAAGATTCTAATTCGTCTTTTAATTTAGAAGGAATATCTTTTTCATTAACTCCTATTTCAACTCCATGCTTTTCATATATAGCTGATTCTACTTCATCTCTTATATTATCTCTAGATTCCTCAGCCGCTTTTCTATACATTTTTCTATCAGCTGGTGTTTCTGCAAATAAAGACAACCTGTGATTTTCATAATGAGCTTCAGTTAATTCTCTAAAATTATCATGTCTTAGATTTTCATTATATCTTTCATACCTAGCTGATATATTAGATGGAGAAACATCTTGTTGCTTTTTTGAAAATAAAGTTGAGGGGTCTCCAAACCTTGCTTGTTCTTCAGCTTGGGATTTAAAATACTCCGTTTCATTATATCCTCTTTCCCAGACTTCTAAATGATTAACAAGTTTTTTAGTAACTTCTGATGTTTTACCATGCCTGTTATATTCATCAATAATTTGTTTGAAACTGGGTGCTTCAGGCATTACAACATCGAAATTTTTATTTAAATAATCAATAAGCCTTTTAATCATCCTATCGTTTCTTGGTACAAATTGCATCCTATCCGTTGAGAAGGACTCACTATTAAACAAAATGTTATCTAGAGCTCTATTTTGAGCCATATATTGAGGTACGTAATCATTTATAATATTTTGAAGAGTCTTACCAACAGTAGTCACTCCCCGTAGTGTTTGTTCGTCTTGAAATTCATCCCCAATATTCCTTTTTAAATCTTCAAGATTTGCCACAAAATTTTTATCCATTCCAGATGGGGGGTCTTTTAATACTTTATTAATTTTTAAAATTAAATCATCATGTAATTCTTTATTATCTACGGGATTTCTTTCTTTTTTATCAACATCAACATATAATTTGTCTACAATAGATTGTAAATCTGAAAGTTGTTTTATATTAAATTGGTTGCTTTCTACTACTTCTTTATATTCATTAATAAACTGTTCATCAAATGCAAATGTTGACCTGTACATTTCATTAATAGAGCTTGCTATATCTTTAAATTGGTCTAATTGTATTTTAGTTTCTACTTGTACAAAATCTCCAGTCACTCTTCGCAAAGCTTCCATAGATTTGTCATATTTTTTTAGAAAATCTCTATATTCTTTTGTATCTGATTTATAATTATCATCAACCAAACCCCTTTTAATTGCATCTCTATTTGGAATTTCAAGAACACTATTTACACCATCTCTTGGTTTTAAATTTGCAAAACCAGATTCTTTCATACTTTCTATAATAGCAATATGTCTTGGAGTAATATGCGGAGACCTAAGTATTCTAGCATAATGCCATCTTTGTTGGAAATCTGCCATTTCTTTTGTAATGACATACCCTTGATTATTAAATTTCTTAATAATTGATAGAGCATCTTCCCACGGAACAACTCCATCTTTCGCTACTTGCAAATCTCCTGTAGACTTTTGACCTCCAGTCCCCCAAATTCTTGCTAAATGATTTAATTGATTTTGAACACTAATTAATCCTTCATCATTATATGGGTCTAATATTTTCTTTTTATCAGAATCTTTAATATCTGTAGGAAGCTCAACTCTAACTGTTTCGCCTTCAGATATTTTAGGAACTTTATTTCCAAATTGTTCTTGCAATATATTAAAAAGGTCTCTTTGTGATTCGTTTAATCTATGAAGACTCCCTTCAGCTATATGAAATAATGAATTTCTTTTTTTGACATTTTTATAATTTTTAACTTCACTTAACCATGGATTATCTATAAAATCATATTTTTTTCCCATACTATGGTAGTTCTCACCATAATTTGTTAAAATTATTTTGTCATTTAAAACTTGCAATCTTTCATTTATATATTTTTCTACATTTTCTATATTTTCTATATTTTCTAATTGTTTCCTTTGGTCAGATGTTTCTTTGTATGTCTCTATTAACTCAGCATTTTTTAATTCTGCAATAATATTATGAAGCTCACGTAATGGTAGATTTTCTGGTTTAGTTCTTTTATTTTCAAGAGAAGCCATCACATCATCTAAGGAACCTAATCTAAAAGGTTTGTCTATACTAAATGCATCTACAGGTTCATATTTTAAATTCATCCCCTCAAAATCAGCTATATCTTTTATAGCTTTAAGATGTTCTATGGCTATATTTTCTAAAGCAACTCCAGATGTATATTCTTGAAAATCATCAAAGTTATGGATTGAAAGCTTTTCTGTTTTTCCATCATCTTGACTCTTTTTATTTATAAAAACATCAATTTCAGAAAGCTTTGAAGCTATGTTTGCTATTTGATTTTCAGTTAAATTTTCTAATCTTATGTGACTATCATCAGCTCTTGGGTCAGAAATATTTCTAGTAAGAGCAACCATTTTATATAATTCATGTCCATATAAAGCAAGTTGATGTTTTCTTGTTATATTATCTCTATCAGCGACAGGTTTTCCAACATCGACTTGTTCACCTTTCTTGTTTTTTCCAGTTTGTTGTTGTCTATGCTCATCTGTTTCAAATATATTTTCTATTTGTTTTACGTTTTCATTTTCTAATAAACCAGAATAAGTAGCTCCCATATCTACATCTGTTCCAAAAGACATTCCATAATGTTCCATGGATTTAGCATCTAATCCAAAGTATTCTAAAGCCCTAACTCTTTTATCAAAATTAGTTAAATTCCGAAATGGTTCATTGTGTAGTGGTCTATGAATTTTAGACATTGCGGCCCCAACAAGCATGTGAGATAATATCTCATCACCCGGCAAAGCCCTAATTAAATTATAATCAAGCATAACATTTAAATCAAATATTAAACCTCCAACAAACATCCTCCCAAGCGAAGCTGTAAAATCATCCTTTGCTTCTTTTCTAAAAGCTCCCCACATACTATCAATGTCAGCTTTAGCATATATCTCTTTCAAATATTTTAAAGCTTTCTTTTTCGGTATCATAGTATCTGTATTGGAGACATAAGAAGTGGCTTTTGCTTTTAAAGTATCTTCAAGATAATTATCTCTAGATAAAATTCTTAGTAAACCATTAACTTCTTTCTCGCTAAGGTCATCATAAAATCCCGTTCTAACTCTTTTCTTTACATCTCTAGTAGTTTTAAATAAATTCTTAGCTTGCCTCATCACATGGACTTTTCCGCCTCCTCCAATCAAATCTATAGCAGGAAGTATTGATGAGAATATTAAAGCTGAAGTAACATCACCCACAGGGTCAAAGTCTTTTTCACCAGCTATTGATTGGAAACCGTCATACAATAAATTATAAGTTCCAAAAGTGACTGCTTGCTCAGCCGCTCTCGCAACATAGGATGTAAGTTTGCTTTGATTTGAGACACTAAACGTAGAGTTCAATGCTTTCTCAACAACTTTACTTACATTGTTTATATGTACACCATTGTCTTTTAAAGCATTTGTAGCTACGTCAGCTATTTTATGTAATTCCCTTACTTTATTAGGTGAGTCAGCTCCAAATTCTCTCGCCATTGAATCAAAAATAGAAGACCTTAATGTGCCTTGAACTTCATCCATTTTTTCAAAACTTAATTCATATTTTGACAATGGGCCTATTGGGCCTTTTAGCTTAGAGTCGTTCAGTCCTTTTGAAATTGCTTTTTGAGCGACTTCTTTACTTAAACCAAACCCTTTAGCCGCCTGAGCTCCTTTCGTAGAAGCATGCCCTATCATTCTTGCAGTCCCAGCTTTATTTGTAGCTGAAACAACTGCTCTCGCACCTTTACCAATCCATCCCATAGGTACTAAAAATCCAGCTGCTTGCCCAACCGCAGCTCCAAAAGTTGCTAATCCTTCAACATCACTCTCTCCTTCTATTGCCAATCTATAAGGTCTGTCTTCTCCAGTGGCTTTTTCATATGCCAAACCGGGGACTCCAATTAAGGCGCTGTCTAAAGCGTTCCACATTAATGCACCTACACCATGTAATGCTCCAGATTTTTTATTATTAACTATATCGGGTTCTTGTACAAACTCAGAAGAGAGTTGCTCATAAAGGCTTACGCCTTGTTGTTGGGGTTGGTTTAAAGAAGGAGATTTAGATTGATTTCTTTCTCGAATTTTTCTTTCTAAATCTGCAATATATTTATCTGTTAATGAATCAGCCATTGATTATTAAAATCCATAATCATAAGAACCGGGATACTTTTCTTCAATATCAGATTGTATGCTACTTTTAACTTTTTGTGTTTTCAATTTAGCTACTCTTAAGTTTTCATATTCTTCAGATAATTGACTCTCAATTTCAAATTGCGCTTCTGGTGTACCTGCTGATGCTATTTGTTCTTCTGAAACTTCCATCCCATGTTTAAGCATGAAAGCAATATTAGCTTTTGCGTCTTTAGTCGCTAACAATGCTTCTTCTTTAACTGATATATTTTCTTCAATATCTGCTTCTTTATTTTGATAATAAGCTACAACTTTGTCTGGTGGGAGAATACCAGTCATATCGTCCACTTCTGTCTTCAAACCTCTAGGAGTAAGTCCTTCTATTTCAATTCTGTTTAAAACTTTATCAACAAATTTAAAATTTCTTTGTATTTCATACTCACCTTTTGTGAACTCTCCAATTTCTTTTCTAACCATCGTTTCATTGTCAATGGTATCTTTCATTGTTTTGAAATTAGATAGCTGCTCATCTAAGTCATATTGACTGCTAAAAATACCCATAGCCTTAAAAGAGCTAAGTAATTTTTTATTATAAGAACTTTGTGCGGCTTCCTTATCGTCTAAATTATGCAATCTAGAAGCTATATCTATAATAGAACCGGGGTCTTGCGCTTCATAAGAAGACCAAGTGGCTAATATTAAATCTTCCGCTATTCTTTCGTCTACTCCTGTCTTAGTATCCTTAAAGAATCCTTCTTTACCAGCTAATTCTTGTACAGCCTTTCTTATTCCATTGTCTTCATCTTTGTATTTGCTGTATATCGCAGATAAACCAGAATCCTGTAGAAATTTTGATGCACTGCTCAATTTCATTTGTTGATTCTCTTTTCTAACTAAATCAAGAGATTGACCAAATACTTGTATATCAGCGGCTCTTTTTTGTTGAGTTAACTGAGCTTCAGCTAATTTTGATGATTGTGCAAATTGCATCAATTGTAATGCTTCTTGGACATCGTCCCTATCACGTTGCTGCTGATATTGTAATATCCTATTTAATGCTTGTAGTGCTTGACTCATTATTTATTACCATTTATAAGATTACTGTCCCCAAGCTGTCATACCCTTAGCTTTATCAAAAGCTCCTTTGTATTTACCCATTGTCCAGTTATGTGCTTTTTTAACATTCTTTCCTAAGTACCAAGCTTCAGATTGTTCTTCAGCGAGGTCTGCCTCTCTTTGAAACTTTTCTTTCTCAGACTTAAGCCTTGCTTTTTCTGATTCATATTCTTCCATAAGGCCACCCATGTTTCTCCCAAGCTGGGAAATCAAATCTTCAGTTCTACTTTTTGTCTCAGCTCCTAGACGCTCTCTTGATTTTTCTTCAGCTCTAGCAACGGTACCAGAAGTTGCCATTCCAGTTTTAGCCTCTAATGAATCATGTTGTTCTCTTGATTTCTCAGAAGCATACCCAGCTTGTCGACTTAAATCTTGGTTAGCTTTTTCAAATTCTAATTGATAAACTTCTTTTTTAGCTCCAATAGATTCTTCTAATTTTTTTTGGGCTTCTTCAGTAGAGGCAATGCCAGATGTGGCTGCTTCTATTTTCTTATTTGCGGCAGTCTCCTGAGTACTACCAGACTTCCAACCTTCATATGCCCCTAAAGCAACACTACCAATAGCCGCAATAGCAGTTAATACCCCAGCTGTTATAACAAACTTTTCTTCTTTACCCGTATAAGGGTTTATTGTACCAGAACCTACTGCATCTACAAGCTTTTCACCTTCAGACCCATACATATTCATTAAAGCTTTTTCTTCTTTATTCACATGCCATTCTCTGCCTTTACCCGGCCCAGATGGAGAAGTCTTATACATTTCAGTATCTCCATATCGACCTAAAGCAGCTTCTGATAAATGTTTATTTGCTAATGTGTTTCTCATTTATTTTTATTGCCAATTCTTTATGTCAGCTGATTCTTCATCTGTAAACCAAAAATTATCACCTGTATTCGTATTAGTTGGTTGATTACCTATCTTAGAAAATCCACTAGGAAAATTTTGACCGAATTTTGGCATCTCAAATTTTGGCATTCCCTCAAATTTTGTTTCCTTTATAGGCTCTGTAGTCATTCCACCTTCTTGTTGATTAAACCATTCGTCATACATACTCTCACCTAGCAACAGTGCTCCTTTAGTCTCAACCCCAGCTCTACTAAATGTTTTAGCAGAGTCGCCTTCTCCAAAAGTATATGTTTGTTCTTTGCCAGAGAAATAATCCCATGATTTTTGTCCAAAGCTTCTTGTATCTGGCTGTAACTTTCCATATTTCAGGGAGCCCTCCGAGGTTTTAGCACTTTCCATAGCTCCTAATTTTCCTTCAAATTTTTCTTTATCCGCAAGTCCTCCACCAATAGTACTAACAAGCTCTAGTGTATCACCAATAGCTTTTACTTTTCTCGATGTCTTCTCTTCTTCCCAAGCAGTTTCTTTGCCAATAAAGTCAAACTTATCCGCCCAATTAAATGTTTCAGTTAAACTTGCTTTGTACTGACCAGCTGATTTGCCAGCAGCGGTATAAGCTGAATAGAGACTCTTTGCCATATTACTAATTTACCAACAATGCTATGCTTTATCTAATAGTTTTTTATATAAGACATTGTTATGTTTAACATATTCAACAACGCCTTCCGATGTTTTTCTTAATTCTGGAACTCCTTCTTTTAAATCATTTGTAGTTGGAGAACCAGTTTTAACTTGTAATCTTTCTTGCTTTTTATGTAAAGCAATTCTTTCTTGTCTTGTCATTTTATATTTTTCATCCTAAATACTACATTAATATCATTAATCTCAAAACCAGCACCAGCAGTGCCACTTAAATGGAATTTTGCACTATAGAGATTATTAGCATCAGATGATGTAGTAGGTTTTAATTCTGCAAGATGCCAAGACTCTAAATTTTCAGCAGAACTTTTATCAGCTAAAGGAGTATCAGTGCTATTAAATTGTAGAAAATCACTTGAATCTGTTTCACCATCAATAGCATACTTAACTACTAAAGAACTAGCATCTCCCTTGTATGTAATATAAACTTTATGAAGTTTCTTTCTTTGTCCCGGTTGACCAAATGTCATATCTTTTGTAGCAAATAATAAATTAGAAGTAGCAGCTGATGCATCATCCCATTTAACTACAGTACCAGTGGTGCTTGTATGAGCGTGTACTAAATCCCCATTCCAATCTGTAATAAAGTTTGTTTGTATTTGGTTATCTGTTAGCTTTGAATCACCTTGTACCCAGCTTTTAGTAACTAAATCATATAGATAAATATCACCATTACCTGACCCAGTACCAGCTGATTTAGCTACAATTAGTTGTCTTTTCTTAGGAAGATACCCAATCATAGGAGTGGTTCCAATAAAAGAACGCCATTCACTTTCTTTAATAATTTGCATCCCTCCTTTCTCAAGTAAATCATTTACTTGTTTACCATCATATAAATAGCAACCATTCTCATTCACCCAAGCAACTCCATAATCTGTCTTGCAAGTAGCGGATGGAACAGCAACTCCTTTATGCATAAATGTATCTTCTAAAAATTCTACACTTTGGGATATATTAATTAAAGTCATTTTATCTTTTTTAAATTCAAGCAATCTATCCGCATATTCTTCAAGTTTAACTATATCACTACCATCATTAACTGTAGCTTCAATTATATCTCTTATTGAAAATGCATCAAACGAATTAACACGAGACTTTAAAATAGCATCTGGTTTAACATGAACTATCCCAGACTCATCTTTAATAGAAACATTACCCACATAAGCTCTTCTATTTGCTACAACAGCAGTTTTAAACCCTAACCCATCTGCATTAAATCCAATATTGGGATTCTCTTGGTCATATCCAGTCTCAGTTTCATAAGTCTCAATTTGCCTCATAGACTCTGTGTATTCTCCTTCACAGTGAGCGGCGTTGGAAATTTCTTCAGAAACATCCCACATATTATAACCGCCTCTTTCAAACCATTTACCACCTTTGGTTATATCTATTTCAGATTGCAAATACCAAGTAGTTTGACCCTCCCTTCTCATATATATCTTAAAACCAGAAACTCGGGGGCTAACATCGTGTAACCCAGTTGACCCATCGGTAGAATCACCAGTAAAATTTGCAAAAGTATGAAAATCTATTTTTAATTTTCCAAAACCATTACTAGCCCTTACAATATCATGAGGAGTTAATGAGGATGCTGTTGAACCAGCTCCCCCACTAGCTCCAGTTTTATCAATAAAATTCCCATCGTAATTACAATATATATCTTCACAAATAAAAAGAGGAGATTCTTGTTTTTCATCATCATATAAAGTACTTAGTGCAAATTCAAAATTTGGATACTCTGAATTAAACCATAAGCTTTTTGAAAGATTATAACAAAATGGAGTATCATCAGCTTCACTCCCAGTAACAGCTTCATTAAAAAATATAACAGTAGTAGTAACAAGTTTAACTGTAAACATAACCTTATCATTAGCTGTTGAACCATGAAAAATTAAGGTATCGCCTGCTGAACAAAAATAAGTAAAACCACCTGTCGTGTCAGAAGCATCTGTAACACTATCAGCAGCAGCACTCCAAGTTACTTTTAACTTAACTGTATCATCTTCACTTTTTGGCTTAGCATCTCCAGAGCAATCCCTATAAGATAAAGAACCACCATCAACGTCTATTGTTACTGGTTCTGTAGTATCTGGGGACTGACTTGCCCCAAAAAACCCCATAACTCTTTGAGCTTTTAATGGTTCTAAACTAGCATTCCCAGTGTGCCATGTATTTACAATCCATCCATTATCCGCATCTCCAGTACCATACCCAGTCGAACCATCTCCGTAAAACTGTCTATTTATATATCCATACCATTGTACTCTTTTATCTGACCCAAAAGCTCCATCCCCTACTCTTAAATTACCATCAGCGTAATAATAAACAGCTTTCATACCCGCATCGCTGGTGCCATCTCCTAATACTATTCTAGCGCCTGAGCTCCAACTAGTATCTTCATTAGAATATATCTCAATATCTGCACCTGCGTCTGAATTAGCTAATGCTAAATAATCGTCACCAGTCGCATTACCAGCTGCGGGAGCATCTTGAGCTCCCAGTCTATCATGTGAAAAATAAAATAAACCATGACCTTCAGTAATAGTTACTGATTTAGAACCAGCATCATGAGCAACATGACTGCCCATTGTTCGTACTTTACCTATCTCATCTACCATTATATCTTGGGCTTGAGATAGTTCTTCTACTCTTATATCTCTTGGGTCTCCATTGTTATTAAGACCACCATGGAAAGGGTTAATTTCTATAATCTGTTTAGGCATTAGAGTCTTCGTACTCTATATCTTGTATAATGTAGTCTTGTGCATTTTCAGGTAAATCACAAATGCATTGTAAATCTTCAGGGTCATCATGGTCGAATACGTCTAATCGTAGTCCACCTTCAACTCCCTCTATAGAACCACCGTCTTTTACTCGTAACGCTTCTTCTCGTTGTTCCTGTAAGGAATTATCTTGTTCAATGTATCTCGACGCTTCTGGCATCCTCCACACTCCTCTATTTTGCCACGAGTGACAGTTTTAATTACACGGCTGATAGTATCACCAACCCCTTTATCATGCCCAAATAAATCTACTCGCTTAGACATTATTTACCTTTATATCGTGTATATTTACTTTTTACTTTACCTTTTTTCATTTCTTTTATACTTTCAGATGTAGGATAAAGACTTTGCTTGATTTTTTTATAATCTCTACAATCTTTAAAACTTCCATACCCCATCTTTTTCCATCCTTTACATTTTTCTTCACCCGGCATATCTACCCCTTTGGTTTCCAACCATGTTGTTTCGCTGTATTAGTTTGAGCTGCGAATTGTATTTTACAAGCTTTTACTTTACTAGCATTTCCTTTTGCCTTTTTCATACATGCTATTAATCTTTTAGATTTACTCGGCATATTATGTTTTCTCCTTCCACCTGTTTTTAATTGACTTCCTTTACCTGTATCTGGTGTAGATACATCGGATAATCCAATGACATCAGCCATTACAATCCCATTCTACCTGCCATTTTATCAACTTTAGCTCTTATGGTATCTAATTCATCAAGAAGAAATGTGACAGCTTTGTTAAGGTTTTCTGACGTATTATCAGACTTCTTAACCTTCTTAGGTTGTTTCTTTATTGCTGGCATATTATTTAGCACCTTTGAATTTTGAAAAGAATCCTTTCTTTTTCTTCTTGCCTTTCTTCTTAATTTTCTTACCTTTCTTCTTTTTCTTCTTAATCTCCGACATAGCAACTTCAGTAGTTTCTAATACAACTATCTGAGGTTGAGAACTATTAAGAATACTGATTAAAAAGATTGTAGTAATTGCTTTCATTTTACACTCCCAACTTTTTCAATAGAACAGCTTTGATTAGTTTCCAAACCGCTTCCATTATAGCTTTTTCGGTCTTTTCCGAAATGATTGGAATATCAACCGCTTTATTTATTTCATCAATTAGCTCATCTCTAGTTTCATCAGAGAAAAGTTCATTAGCTACCATTTTCATTAACATATTATTTTTCCTTTATCTTTTTGGTTTTTAAATACAGGTAGTAAATCTGCGCTGAAAACATTATACACATTAGCACTCCTGAAAGTAAATCTGTCCAGTATACTAGACCTAAACTTGTACTTATGCCTGTTACTTTTAAACTATCCATTAGTTCACACTCTGTGATTGCTTAACTGCACCTTGACCGGGATTAAACCAACCAACTTTTTCCCACATAGAATTATTAGATGAATTATTCATATTATTTATTATCATATGAGAATACAACATATCTAAATGTTTAATCAAAGCGGAGACTTCTGGGAACTTAACTATAATATTCACATTAGACTTGTTTGGTTGTTTAGGTTGCTCTGTCTCCTGTGGAGATGCCTTTTGTTGCGAGCCTTTATTATATAATTCTGCTAACTTCATTAGCTTCTTCCATTTATTCTACTTAAAGAACCTTTAATTTCCATAAGAACATCACTCATGTCATTTATTTCTTTTACTAAATCTTCATGCCGTCTGTCTCTTGTTTCGTCAGAACGGTTCCATCTATCTAAGAATTTAAGCACAATTGCCTCAATATTTTCAATATTTTTTGACTGACCTTCATTTTCAATCTTTAATGCTTCCAAGTCTTCAGCTTGTTGTTCTGCTCTCTTGGCATTTTGATAAACCATGAACACAAACATTGCTCCAACAACGCCAATCATTCCAGCTTCTGAGTATATCGCCATAAAATCCATTATTCATATTACCTTACTTATTTCTCATTACTAAATCAATATAAATTTTTAAATCAGACTTAATCTCTGCATTCCACTTTTTTATCTTGCCAAGTTCCTGCATAATTATATCCAATCTGTGTTGCAAGTTTTCGTGTTTCTCGTCAAACCTTTTTAAAGTATCTTCTACTTTCTCTTTTAAAATAAATCTTACTACACTATATAAAGCAAAGGCTAATCCGAGGCTAATAGCAACTGGAAAACCTAACTCCTGTATTAATATTATAATATCAGAAGTCATTTCTTGTTACGCTTTCCCCAAGATAAGGGATTAATGTTAAATTCTTTTTCATAGAAGTTTACTTTTTCTTCTAATTGCTCTCTTTGTATCTTTTCTTCAGCCATATGCTTGTCAAGTAAGTCTTCAATTTTAACGTCAGCAGATAGCATTTCATTCTCAAGTTGTCCCAACCTTGATTCGATACGCCAATAACCATAAACAAGCATGCCGACCAAAACAAGTAACTGCCCCAACCATTTGAGGTTAATACTAACGATAGCATTATCGTCAACCACAGTACCCTTGTAACTTCTAGCAGTCTCAGGTTTAGCCATTTAAACATACTATTTGGTGATTATAATCCCACATAAGCATATTTTACAGGGATGTCATATGATGTTGAAATATTTTCCATACTATACCTTTAAATGTTGAGATACTTCTTTATCACCACTCATTTGAGGCACTATTCTTGAAAGAAGTTCTGATTTAGTTTCACTTCCACCATAAGCAACTCCACGATTATCATAGAAGTCTTTTATTTCTGACTTAGTATTTGCATCTGTAGGATAATCTGCTTGTGTAGTAGCGACACCATTAATGATATGATGACCTCCTACTATCAATCTACCATGTCCATCACCATGTTTTTTAGCACATTCAGCAACAAAGAACTCTTCTACAACTTTAAAACTATTACTTTTCTTTGCTACTGTACCATCTACATCAACAAAGTAATCATAAGACGAAGGGTAAGTCAGAGTCTCAGTAGACCCATCTGCATATGTTTTTGTGCGAGTAGCACCGGGAGTTGTATTTCTATGAATCCTCACTCGATGACCCTGACTACACCTTCTTACTATCATGCTTCTGCTTCAGCCTCTTCAGGTTCAGGTTCTAAAGATGAACGTAGCATATTAATGAACGCTTCTTTACCAACAGATAGCTGGTCAGCCATAAACTGATTCGTATTCTGTTTGTTCTGCAAATCGTTAATGTGATTTACCATCATTTTCTGTTCGTCAGTCATATCTTCGATAATGTACTCTTTATCATCTAGATTCAGGACTGGCTTTTCTTTTTTGTCTTTAGCCATTATTTGACTCCTTGTTTGTTAGTTAAATTATTGGGAAGTTATTTATGCGTCTTCTAATTCCTTTACTCTTGCTGTTAATTCTTGTACTGCTTTTACAAGACTTACTACAAATTGCTCTCTTGATATTCTTTGTCTACCATCTGGGTCAGAACTCCAAGCTCCATAATCAGAAGCATCGTATTTATCAATAGATTCTTTTACTTCTTGGGCAATGAATCCATAGTAATATTTGTCTGAACCACCCATTGGGGATTTATCCTCTGGGTCATGTGCTTTCCATTCTTCTGGAAATTCACTTGGAGATTTATATCTATATTTAGATGGCTTTAAATCATTAATAAAATCAAGACCTAATTCAGATTCTTCTATATCTTTCTTTTGCCTTCTGTCGGATGAAGCGTCCCATGTTTGGTCAGAATTGAAATCACACCTTATATGGCTTGTATCATTACCAATATGAACTGCGTTGTCTGCTGTTCCAGTTACATTATTACCTATAACAACTTGATTGGTAGCAGTATCATCTTCAGCTAAACAATTATAACCTACACAAGTATTTTCAACACCTGCTTCAGTTGTATTTCCCGCCACTGAACCTAAAAATGTATTAGAATGAGCCGCACCTTCAAGTTCTAATCCAGCCTTATACCCCAAAGCAGTATTATTATTCCCTTCCAATGGTGTTCCAGTAATTCCTAAACCAGAACTTGCACCTACAAAAGTATTATTTAGACCAACAGAAACAAATTTTCCCGATTGGTATCCGACTGCTGTATTTTCACCAGTATTATCGGAGCCAGGCTCCATAGTATATAGAGATTGATAACCAACAGCGGTATTAAACTGACCATCCACATTTACATGCATCGAGGCATATCCAACTGCTGTATTTCCCGTAACCTCATCAGCATCATCTGAATTTTGGTAATAGCACGACCTATAACCAATAGCAGTAGTACCAAAACCTAAGTCTTCAGTATATAGTGATTCATAACCTACTGCTGTATTGGATGAACCAGTTGTTATATTTATTGCCGCTTGATACCCCATAGCCGTATTCCCAGCACCAGTTGTGAGTGCGGTAAGTGCTTTGTATCCCACAGCAGTTGTCGCATTAGCAAACTGTGCTCCACCAGTACCAGCTTGAACTTCACACGCTAAATGTCCAATCGCTACAGTCCCATCATTATCATTTTCATTTGCTGTACCTAAAGCACCAGTACCTATTGCTATACAATAAGAACCAACAGTATTTGTGAATAAAGGAGCTAAATTACCTGAATCTACCTTTGAGCCAATAGCAACATTTGAATCTCCTTCTGTTAATGAGAGTTGTGCCTGCCACCCGACAGCTACATTGCTTCCTGCCGCATTTAATGTTCCAGACCCCATAGCACTATTACCAACAGCAACATTATAATTTGAAGCCCCTGCTCCTTGACTACCTCCCATAGCACCAGAGCCGATTGCTGTGTTAGAACTACTGTCAATATGAGTTGCATCAGCCGCACCAAATCCAATATATGTATTATTAGTACCAGTTGTTAGAGCCGTCCCAGAATTATACCCCACAGCCGTATTTCCATTACCAGATGTCTGTGCCTCAAGAGACCCGAAACCTATTGCTACTGTCCCATTGGCAGCATTATCATTTATGCTACTACCAGCCGCTCTTCCGATTAATGTACAGTTACTTGATGTCGTTATGGCATCACCTGCGTATGTCCCCATTACAGTATTGTAAGCTCCTGAGTTGACCGATAATAAGGCACTCCTACCGACAGCCACATTGTCATCTCCAGTAGTCAATGCATTTAATCCGTTATATCCAACAGCAGTATTGTTTCCAGCCCCATTCATAGCACCAATCATAGTGTTAGACCCAACTGCTGTATTTCCAGATGAAGCAGCAGTCAACCAAGTACCACCACCTGAATTATAACCAATGAATGTATCATTATTATTTCCTAAACCAGCAAGAGAATCATTCATAGCTTGATGCCCTACAACAGTATTATTTGCACCAGTTGTTTCTTCCAACATTGCCTCATACCCAATAGCAACATTATTACCACCAGTTGTGAGGGCTTTAAGAGCTTGACTACCAATAGCAATGCTATTATTTATTCCAGTAGTTGTACCACCAGCACCTGTTAATGCCTGATAACCGATTGATACACATCCATCAACAGCTTGTCCAGATGGAACTGCTGACATCGCCTCAGTACCAATGGCAACATTATTGAGTGCGGTTGTAGCCGCATCTAAAGCATATGCTCCAACTATTGTATTATTAATACCCGTTGTAAGAGCCGCTCCTGCTACTTTTCCGATAGCAACTCCAGCCCCATAACCACTCGCCGTATTTAATTTAGTAAATGCTTGATAACCCACAGCAGTATTAGCTTCACCATCATTTTCCGTAGCAAGAGCTTGATACCCAATAGCCGTATTACCTGCACCAGATGTGAGGGCGTAGAGAGCCGAATATCCAATGGCAACTGTACCATCTGCATAACTTGGAATACTACCGCTTCCATTAGTAATCATTACTCCACTTCCAGCAGAATCACCAATTAATACAGTCCTATTTACTGTAGTAAGACCATCACCAGAACCTCTTCCTATGGCTGTATTTCTGGTTCCTGTTGTGATTGCCAACATACAATCAGAGCCTATACCAGTATTGTCGTCATTGCTATTTCCATTAACTCCTTTACCCGCATTTGAACCAATAAAAGTATTATCATCCCCAGTCGCATTATTATTACCTGCCTTATGTCCAAAGTATGTGTTATCCACACCACCCGAAGCAATGTCCTCACCTGCTAAATGTCCAAGAAGTGTATTCGCACTTAAACTATCTGAACCACCAGTACCACCTAAATCATTATTCGATAGCGAGATTCGGGAATTGTCATCGAGAAGCATTCTTTTATTATTACCACCCGTTGCAAACCATATATCATCTTGAGACCTAATTACCATTTCCGCACCAGCCGTACCAGTTAGTATAGCACCACCGTCAGAATCTTCTACTCCTACATAACCTGCTACTGCATCGTTTCGATAGAAAGTAATAACTGGATATTTTCCATTGGCATTACCCAACGCTTCTATCTTTAATTCTGCTACTCCATCTTTAGTCATGTGAAATAAAGTATCTGGAGATGTCTCCCCAATTCCGACATTGCCATCTTCCTTAATTCTAAGATATTCTTTAAATGCAGTTGCCGCTCTGTCATATCCCTGAAATACCAAATCAGAAGTATTTCCACTTGTTTGAACACTACCAAAGAATTTTTCATAGTCACCCGAACTATTAGTAAATCTGATATTTCCGTAATAAGTATCTCCATCTGTGTGCTTTATAGTTAATACTGGAAAATCATTATAGGCAGTTGGTGTATAAGCATCTGTACTGCTGATTGCTAATTCGACTTTACCTGACGATTCTATTGCATTTCCTGAACTATCTTGCTGAATCTTTAATGCAGTAGCACCAGTTGCTGATGCGTTGTCGTTTCTAATATGGCAAATATTAAACGCTCCTGTATTAGAAGAATTAGAAGTGATTAATGTCCCAGTTCCAGTAGTTAAAGCGTTGCTGTTTAGCTCAACTGAAGTTCCAGTTGTTGTTTCAGCATCTACATATAATCCAAGTGCCGTAGCATGATTTTGGTCAATAAGAAGAGCCGACCCATCACCACTTTGAGTTATAGTAAGACCAACAGTATCCGCTGTATTGGTAATTGCCATATCACCAGTTAAAACTTCTGAATAATCGAATCCCCCACTACCACTTACAGTTAAATCACCTGAAATGGTCAGGTCGCCAGATATTGTACCGCCTGAAGATATTGAATCAGCAGTTGTTGATATAATGCTACTTTTCATAATTATCTCCTTAAGCTAAAATTACTTTGACAGTTGCATCAGAACCGCCCTTTCTTTCCATTATTAAATAAATATTATCACCTAATCCTCTAGGTACTTTTAATGAATATATTGTATCGCCACCCATTAAATATAAGTCATTATCAACAGATACATCTGAATCAGTACCTGTAGTATTGAATGTAAAATAAAAGTCATTATCAGATTGTAAGTGAATTGTATGATATGAAGTAACATTAACTGCTACTCCATCTGAATCTGCTGTAACTGCAGATTGTACTTGCCAATCAGCAGCTGAATCTAAATTTAAAGATTCGTGTGCTCTGTGTTTTTGAAGGTTTGCCATGTTGTCTCCTTTATTGTTTCAGTTGTCTTGCGAGGCGAGATGTCTCCTTATACAACTATTAATTTTTATCTTACTGCGAAAGGCCCAGAAGG